GGCACCCCAAACGATGTGAGACCATTGGGGAAGTTAGTCAAGCTCATGTCACGCCCCCCTTAGCTCGGGTTGTTCCCATAGACCCACTTCCAGTCAGTCCAGCCGTAGCTGTACCGCATGTAGCTGATCCATTCGGCGACAACCTCATCCTTGAGGCCCTGGTACTTGATGTACGGCGCGATGCGGTCGTACCAGATGAGGCACTGCTTCATCAGGTTCGTGTCGAGCATGAACCACGCATTGCTATCCGTCAGGTAGTGCCAGGTCAAGACCTGGAAGCGGCCACTCTGCGGATTGATCGCGTTGTTGCCGCTCGTCGGGTCAAGCACCGAGCCGGCGATCACCAGCGCCTCGTCTTCAAGACCGGGCGGCACCAGCAGCGCATTGGGCGTGACGCCGACCTTGCTCCCGGTGTCGTCGGTGAAGGCCATCATCGCCTCGCGCACCGTCGCCACGTTCGCCTTCGTCAGCGAATAGGTACCTTCGTTGCTCTGGGTCGTGCCCGATTTGTGTGGGCCGTAGGGGTGCGCCGTTGAACACAGGCCCACCGCATCCGCGCCAGCGAAGGTGTCGTTGAAGCCGTTATTGAACACCGACGCGGCATCCGTCTCGCGCTTTAGCCCCATGCTGTCACCCACGCGCTCGCCCATCGAGAAGATTTGCGAGAACAGGTTGTCATCATAGAGCTTACGCTCAACGTGGATTTTGAGCACCTTCTCGCTGTGCGTGAAGGTCTTCTTGTAGTTCTGGTCGAAGTCAGCGACGCTGACTGCACCAGCGTTTTCGTAGTTGTCCCACGCATCGATCCCCAAAGCGCCCACGCCAAACAACTCTTCGCTGGCGCGGTCTGAGGTGCGAACGCTGAACAACTGAGCGCGCATAGACTCCCGGCGCGAGAACGCAACTTCCCACGCGCCCCGAATGCCGGGATCAATCGCGTAAGTCCAGTGAGCAGAACGCATAGACATCGCTCAGTCTCCTACAGGCCCAGGAAGGCCGCTTCGCCCGGCAGGATCATGACCAGGGTTTCTTCGGTAGCCGAGCTTTCCGCCACCACCACCACGTCATGATTGCTGTCGGTGGCAACCGTCATCGCGCCCGTGGTGCCCGTAATGTCAAGCTGCGCTCCGGCCAAGCGCGCATTCGCATCGTAGACGCCGTATACCGCGTCGGGGTCAACGATAACATCGATGCGCGTGGTGCTATCCGTCCCGGCCTTCGTCTCCAGCACAACACCCAGAATAGCGGTGTCGTTGGTCGCAGCCAGGTCAACTTCGCCCGTCTCCAGATTCACCAAGTCGCCCTTTGTCAACGTCTCAGTGTTCTTGAAGAGCAGGCTTTGAACGGTGAAGGGCGCGCCGCACAGCCGATAGCGTGGACGGAACCCTTTACTCGTGTCTGGCATTGTCGTAACCTCCGTTACGTGCGCGGAATGTCGTCCCGCGCCTCAAGTACCTGTCCCTGGGCGCGATATTTCGCCCATTGCTCAGGCGTCAGGCCCGCGATGCGCGCAAGCTGTAGCTCCTGGTCGCTGAGGCGCGGCACGCTCTGACCGGCCTCGCCCCGCGTTCCAGCATCCGTGCCCGGCGCAACCGGGCGCAGCAAGCGCGCTTCGTTGGCGTCCAGCCAGGCCAGCGTCTTTCGCGGGTCTTCATACTCCGGCACCAGCCCGCGCATATCTTCGGGCAAGCGCTCGACCCGCGCCTTGACGGTGGCTTGCAGCGCCTCGGCGATCTCCTGTACGCGCTTGGCGACAGGCTCCAACTCACTGATGCGCGCTGCCCGCTGCTCCGCCAACTTCTGCCACTCTTGCTGGTCAGCAAGGCGCTTATCTTCGTCGGCTTTGCGCGCGGCCTCCAACGCCTCAATCCTCTGCCGCAGGTCGTTTCGCTCGCTGATCACTTCCGCGAAACGCGCATACGGCACCGACTCATGCCCAGTGCTTTGCGCCCCTGCGGGCGGTGGCGTCTGCGCCTGTGTCTGCGCTTGCGCCTGCTGTTCTTCAGCCATCATATCCTCCGGGTTTTACGTGTCCGCCACGAGTTAGCCTAAAGTGGCTTGCCATCAAGTTCTACTGCCACGTCCCAGTCGTCGCCGTTCCAGTCAGCCCACACCACGAACGACCGCCACTGCATAACCTTCGCCCGGTCGCCCGCCTCCGCCGCTGGCAGCGCGCGCCGCAGGACATCCGGCAACACCACCGGCACCCCGCGCCGCAACTGATCCTGTAGCATCTGAAGCGCCACCACCACCTGGTCGCCTATCGCAACCTCATTAAGAATGCGTGCCACTACGTCTGCCTTCCGTGCCATCGTGCCCTCCGCCTTGTAGGGCATCAGCCTACCCCGTAGAACTCGCGCGCGCCGCTACCCAGGATGCCCTTCAACGACGCCTCCTGGATCATGCCGCCGAACACATCATCGACCGTGCGCTGCGCGAAGTCGTCTAGCCGCACCTTGCCCGCGTTCCAGGCTTCCCACGCCGCCGCGCTCATGTGCTCGCGCTGCTTGGCTTCGGGTAGCTGCCTGAACCAGTCCGGCCCGCTCTGCACGTCCGGCGCGGCCCATCCGCGTATCTTGGTGATGCTCGTGCAGCGTCCATTGTGGTGGTCGTCCACCCGCTCGCCCAGCTCCATCACCGTGCCGTGTAGCGCGATGCAGGCCACACACGTCCGGTCATCCAGCGCCGCAATGCGTATCTGGTACTCTAGGATGTTGGCATTGGCGACACGATGCACGGTCTGCGCGTCTCTGAGACTGGTAAGCTGCAATGTGCGCATCAGCGTGTTAGCGGTGTTGGGCGGTATGCCCTCAACCATCCGCCGCATCTCGCGCGCTGTGCGAACCGGCCCCCAGCCTTCCAGCGCGCCGCGTACCGCCACTGCCTTCACCACGGCCACTGCATCATCTCCGTACTTACCCACCAGCCCGGCCCAGGCATCGCTGCTCGCGTAGTTCACCAGTCGGGCTACCGCCTCCGGGTTGGGCACATTCCAGGCAATGCCCATCGCACGCAGCATCTCGTCTGTAAAGCCGGGCAGTGCCATCTGGCGGGCAATCGGCCCCGCTGCATCAATGCCCGTCTGCTGTACCGCGCCCGCCGCGCTGTTGAGCAGGGCTTGATTGGCGCGCATCGTGTCTTCGAAGTCGGCCATGAACGCGCGCACCACAGCATTGTCAAGGGTCAGCCGCGCGCCCTCTGCGGCCAGCCGCGCCGCCTCACGCTCCAACTCCTCAAAGCGCCGCGCCATGAGGCCCGTCGTGCTATTGCGCGTGATGGCCTGTAGCACCGCCCCGCTTGCCTGGACATAGCCCCGGTCGAGTAGCCGGTTCATCAGGTCAATTGCCGTCTCGCCACGTCCCGGCATCAGGCCCATATCGCACTAGCCCCCTGCCCCGGCATCGTCCAGTCCCGGCTCCGGCTCAGGCTTGCGCTTGCGCTTCGGTGCCGCGTCATGCTCGATGACGTGCACCACGAACGACCCATCGTCCATCTGCATCACGACCGCCTCATCGACGAAGCGCCAGCCGCCCATATCGACCGCGTGCGCCTCGGCCTTGAGGTTCCAGGCCGCGACCATCAACTGGTGTAGGATGTTGTCCACAACGCTGATCATGGCTGCACCTACACGATGCCCGCGGCCTGCACGCCGCTCGCCTTGATGCATAACTCTAGCGACGTGGTGCTCTTGGCCACACCAATGATCGTGATGTAGTCATTGTTGGCGAGGTCTGCCGCCGGGCAGATAGCGCCCGACACACTCAGAATATAGACCGGTGAGGCCAGGCTGAGATGCGCGCTAGTGATCAGCGCGCCGCCCGTCTGGATGACGCCCCACTGCCCGTTCCCGCCGCCCGTCAGAGCAACGCCAACTGCCGCCGCCGTGAGGACGCTCGTCTCGCAGTCAGCCGCCTCATAGTCCCCATCTGCCGCCTGATAAACGACCAGGCCCGGCGTCACAGTGCCGCCCCAGCGCACTTCCTGCGTCTGCGCGCCCGTGCCCGGCTTGATGCTTGCTGCGGTGAATGATACATCTGCCATTGTCTAGTCTCCTACGGCGTCTTGTAGCCGGTCACGACAAAACCGACCTTGAGATTGGTCGCGCTGGACGCCGCGCCAACTACCGTGCAGTAGTCCGTCGCCAAGCTCAAGTCAGCCACCGGGCATATGTTACCTGTCGCTGATAGTACGTACACTGTGCCTGCCGTCAGGCCATCGCAGGTCAGATCGCCCGACTCCATGATCATGCCCGGCTGTCCATCCGCGCCCGACGACAGCGCAAAGGCGCTAGCCGCGTCCGTCGCCGCATCGGTGCAGTCGGCAATCTTGTACTTATTGTCGCTACTGTCCAGGTACAACACTTTGCCCGGCGTGATCGTCGCGCCGAACGTTACACGCCGCTTCTGCGTGCCCGCCGCCGGCTTGATCGCCGTCGCTGTGAACGTTACGTCTGCCATCGTGCCTCCTACGCCACCACCGGCGCACTCTGCCCGTTGCCGGGCACTCCAAATGTTGCCGCGCTGAAACCGGGCAAGGGCAGCAACGACAGCGCCGTCGTCCGCTCCTCTTGCCGCTCGACGATCAGTTCCTCAATCTTGGCTGCATCCCAACCGAACACGCCAGCCAACTGCCGCAATGTCTCACGCTCACCTATCCGGTCAGCCACCGCCAGCACATTCTCTATAACCTCTTTGTTGTTGCGCATCTCGGCGTCGCGCCAGCGGGCGTACAGGCGCTCGTACTGCGGCGGCTTCTCGCTGCCGTAGGCCAGTTGGACGCGGTGGCTCAGCGTCACCCAGTCCTCCCAACTGTTGCCCGCCTTCGTCTGGAAGCGCCGCACCTTGCCCAGCAGCCCGATCTCGCGCTGCTTCAGCGATTCGCCGCTGGCCGTGTCAGCACCCATGAACTCGGGCGCGGGCGTGCGCGTAATCTTGCCCATCTCGCCGGTAATCCACTGCGCCTGTGCGATGAAGGGCACAATCTCGCCCTGCTCCATCACGCCCAACTCAGCGACCGCGTCCTTTTGCAGCCCCTCGCCGCCGATGATCACCCACGAGCCGGGCGCAAGTCCAGCGGGCGGATTGAAGCCCTTTGCCCAGCGGATTTGGAACGCGGTCAGCTCGGCGGCCATGACCATGCTGTACAGCGTGCGGTTCAGCGCGTCTTGTAGCGGGATGGCGTTCTCAATCTCAGACATTCCGTACTCACTGCCCGCCGTGGCGCGGTTCAGGAAGCGAATGAACGGTACGCCAATCGGTTCGCCGTTGGGCAGCTTCCAGGGCGCGGGCCACGCCTCGCCCTCGACCCTGCGCCGCGCCAGCTCGCCCCCGTTGCGCGAAACGTACTTCTCGATGCGATCCGGGTAGTAGACATTTACGTAGAACGTGTCGCCCAGACTCTCGACGCTGCCCCGCCAGATTTTGAGCGCGATGTCCGGATGAGTCTTGCCCTCAATGCCGACGACGCCGCTCACCCCGTCATAGGCCGGCTCATGCACCATCACCGCGCGCTGCTCGTCGTTGTCCCAGTAGGTGTGGCCGAACGTCACCCCGTCGCGGATGACCGCCTCGTGCAAGTCAGCCTGCAACCCATCTATGCGGTTCGCCGATAGCAACGCGGCGATAGCCTCATTCGCGTCTTCGTTGTCCGCCTCAATCGCCGTAACCTCCAGGCGATCCACCATCGTCTGGATGATCAAATCCTGGTAATTGCAATTGAACTCGTTCAGGCTGCCCGTGTCGCTAATGCGCAGCAGCTTGCGCATCTCCGCCGTCAGGTTCGCCCGGTGGTCGCCGTCCGCATAGCGTCGGAACAGCGCGATCTTCTCGCCCGCCTGCTGCACGTCTGACGCCCAGGCGTCTATCGACTGTCCCCGGAACAGGTCGGCGTTACCGCGCAGCGCCCCGATGAGTAATGTCTGACTCATGCCCACCTCGCCATCTTGACTTCAATCGGCCTGCGCTCGACATCCACGCCCATCACCGCGTAGCGCAGCGCGTCCATGCAGTGGTCATTCGCCTTCACCGGCTGGTCGCGCACGCCCTGCCGCCCCTCCGCCCACTGATAGCTCTCGAACTCAGCGACCGTGTAGACGCACGACTGGCCCACCATCAGCCGCGCCCGCCCGTCGCCCTGCACGACCAGACGATCCCTCACCGCCTGCAGACCCGGGTTCACGGCGTTGTTCGCCTGCTCTGCGGGCAGCCCGCCCTCGCGAAACTGCCTGATGTAGTCTGGCTCGGACGGATCGCAGTAGAACGTGCGCACGCCCCACGTCTGCCGCACCTGCTGGGCCACCGTCACCCATTCCTCTACGCGGCGCTGGCGCTGGTAGTGCTCGGCCACCTGCCACATACGTCCGTCCCCGTCCACACCGAATACCAGAATGACGCCGGGATTGGCGAAGCCCCAGTCCACTCCAGCCACCGCGTACTGGAATTGCGCCGGCGGGCTGACCGTCACATGGAACTCGCGCCGGAACTCCGGGTAGATCAGCCCCTCAAAGGCGACGAACTCCCCGCCCAACTCCTGCGCCGCAAAGTCGCCGGTATACGTCTGCCGCCAGATATCGAGCACGGCCTGGTCAAGGTACACATTGTCGGCGCTGGTCGCCCGATACAGCGCCCGCCCCATCTTCTCCGCCTGCACGAAGTGCTGCCATACCCAGTTGCGGCCCTTCGGCGTCGTGGCAATCCAGGCATAACCCAATCGCCCGAACTGCCGCAAACGGCCTATCATGATTTCGTAGGCTCGATACTTGTACAGTGCCGCCTCGTCCCCAAACCACCAGGCGATGGACGGCCCGCGCAACCTATCCGGCTCCGAGGCTGTACGGAATAGTACCTCACTGCCGTTGCGCATCGTAGCCGTCATCTCGTTGCAGTTGAACTTCGCCACCGCCGGGCCAGCCAGTTCCAGGAACGTGCGCAACGTCGCGTCGCGCAACATGCCGTAGGTCGGAGCGGTGATGACGCCGATGTTGGGCGTCTGTAGCACTGCGCGCTTGCCGATGATGCCCTGCGAGGCAGACAGCGCACGAATGCAGCCCGCCCACGTCTTGCCGCTACCGATGCCCCCGACGAATGCCGCCTCTCGCGCCCGACTGCCCACAAAGCGCCCCTGCATCGGGTAGCGTGACAGGCTGATGGTCACGCGCTGCGGATTACTCGTCGCCGTCGCCAGCGTCATCAATCACGCCCTCAATACGTATCGTCACCGCCCCGCCGCCCGCGCCCGTGACTTCGCTCCTGTCAGTGAACAGCCCGTGCGCCCGGCCCAGCTGCACAAGCGCGGTTTGCGCATCGTAAAACTCGACTTGCGGGCGGCCATCGCTGGTGTAGCTGAGTTTCTTGATCAAATGCAGCTTGCCCTCAGACTGTAGACGCTCCCAATCCATGAATGGCAAGCCAGCTTTCACGTCAATGAGATATTGCGCCGCGCCCTGCGCCTGCTCAGTTAGGCGAATGAGCACTTCATCGGCGCTCATTTTCAATTCATCAAGGCGGGCGGCAATTGCCTCACGAACCTTATCATTGCTTAACAATCGCGCGCCCTGCACAGCAGCGGACAATTCCGAATACCCGGCAAGCCGCGCCGCCTCAGATGCATTCCAGCATTTGAGGTAGTGCTCAACGAAAGCTTGCCGTTTTGCAGATAGCGCCATGCATCCCTCT